ACATAACTACCTTTGACGGTCTTCTGAATAACTGCTTCAATAGCAGAAGTACCAAAAGTGACAGTTTCGCCAACAGTGAAGTTGTTGCTGTTCCTTCTTACATATGTAATTGTAGTAGCAGTTCTACCTACTACTTGACCTACTGCTCTACTATCTCTACCAGTAATTTTTTCGCCAACAATAGCATTTTGATCAAGTGCTAAACCAGTAGCAAATGTCAAAGTATCCAGAACAGGTGCGTTCTCATCAGTAGATTCGAGAACAGCACGAACATTCACAACATCTGGGACATTCAGAGAGATATCTTTATCTTCAATTCTGAGTCCGTAAAACTTACTTTTTGTAAGACCATTGAGAGCACTACTCTTTTGAGTCTTATCAATAGTAATCTGCTCACTTCTCAGGAAATTCTTAGTCTTATGAGAAATAACTCTCTTGCTAAGAGTTACTTGTACAAGAGTATTAGTATCACTGGATTTGCTAAGACCATTCAGAGTTATGGATTCTCCGTTGGCACCAAGGACAAAGTTGGAATCAGTAAGTTCTTCAATGGTTCCATCAGAATAATAAACTGCATATCTTTCAGCATCATATGACTCATAGAAGACATTAGTAAGACCTTCTGTTGCTTCAACAGCATCAGTAAGTGTCAATGAAATTTGACTACCAGAGAAACTAGCAACAGGAATTTGTCTAGTAATTGTCAGGTCTGCTCTACCAAGATCAACTGATGCCGTATTAGCAATAGGCATTGGAGCGTAGAGACCTGTGGAACCAAAGTTAGTAATCTTTGGTGCCATGATGGAGAATGTATACTTGCCAGCAGCATTTACGTTGCGATAAACACCAGTAACATCTTGAGCATTGACAGTGATATCAATCGCAGTACCTGCCGCATTGATAGAATCAATGTTTGCATATACTGGATCAGCATTTCCATTCTGATACTTGATGGTTCTGCCTCTTTGTGATCCTCTTGCTACAATTCCTGTTTGACCAGCAAAGAATCTTCCAGCAACAGTACAACCAGATTTGGTGCTTGTTCCTGCTGAAGGAATTGTAATCATATCAGTCTTCGCAAAATTGGGAAGTTCTACAGGGTAGAGAACTGTATCTGCGATAAAGTTTGGAGTTCCTGCGATACCATTTTTGGTGGCAACATCTTGGAAAACCGCTTTGATGTCATCTGTAGTAAAGACATCCAGTGCAGTAATACCAGATTGGAATTCAGAATCTTCGTTGATGAGAATTTGCTCACCAGTAATAAACTTACCAGAAGTCTGTCTCAGACTATAAGTATTAGATGAAGAAGTTGCCAGATATCCAACAGCACCACTAGAAAGACCTCTAAAGTATGAACCGACAGGAACATCAGTTAAACTATAGGTATTAGCAAGTGTTACTTCAGTATATGTTTGAATATCGAACAGATAAAGATCAAATTCTGTTGCGTTATCTTTGTAAGTATCGTCCGAAAGTCCAAACCAATATACCCTTGCATCACCAATCTTAGTTCCTAATCCTGCTGTAGCAGCATCAGTTCTATTATTATTTCCATTATGATTTCTTCTAGCAGCATACAGTTCGATAGTATTAGAACTAGTATTATTACTTCCAGATGAAAGATCTCCAATGTTAATGAATGGAGTTCCAGTTACGTTATTGACTTTCAGTTTGCCACCCATGCTGAATGGGATGACAGAACTATTGACTCTCTTAGTAGTTCTTGGTTTTGGAACATCAAGAACAGTAGAACCAACTAAATCAACATCATATCCTCTGACATATGCTGTACCAGCAGATACCTTAACAGCAATCTGGTCTTTAGATGGAGTATTTCCTTGTTCAGTTACTTCATCAAATCTGAATAGACCACCATTACCAGTTTCATCATTTAATTGATCTGCGGTATCAACAATAAAGTTTTCAACAGCATAATCACCAGATTCATCAAATGTTCTCTTAGCAAAGTAGTCTCTGATAAGATTGTAACTTGACTTATTCTGAAGTTTCTTGATTACACCCTTATCAACTCTAACCAACTCAACAAAGTTGGTATCTTCTGTATCAGTAAGTCTCTTTTTAGCAAGTTTGACCGCAATCTTCAGTCTATCTGCTCCAGGAGCAGCATAGTTAGTAAATCCTTTTGCGTTATCATTGAGAGATTCGTCCTTATCTGCAGTTACAACCTCTTCAATAATATCCCAACCAACTCTAAATGATGGTTCGTTGTCATATGGATCAAGAACAATCAGAGAGTCTGGAACATCTACAAATGTTCCTCTAATGAAATAAACACCTTGAGCAACGCCAACAGAATATCCAACTGCTGTAGCGTTAGTACCATTCAAAGTAAGAACAGTATCACCACTAACAAGAGTGGTATTACCATAAGTAATATTTTCTTCAAGAATCAGTATTTCGCCATCGATGAAGTCAGTTCTTTCTGCGTCAAGAGCACTATCCTTATACTTGACAAACAGAGTAATATCTTCTACACCTTCATCTGGTGGAAGTAGATAACCTCTAATTCTACCCGTAACACCAGAAGTTTCACCCTTTACTTGTGTACCTTTTCCACTAGTAAGAGCATCCAAATAAATCGACACATCAATGCCAAGATGTGTTGGATTTACTTTTATAGTAGTGAAAACATTATCACAAGTAATTCCACCAGGAATTACCATAGAACCTTCTTTGAATACATGAGATCCAAAAGATTCTATCTGATTTTGTAGGATCGACTGAAGACCAGTTAGTTCTCTTGCTTGAACTGGAAATCCAGGTTTGAATAAAACCTTATAGAAGTTATCGTCCTTATCAAAATCATCATAATAAGGGCTTACGTTGAGGTTAGTCTTCTGTGGCATTTTTTAGAATTCCAGTATAATTTTTAAATCTTCTTTTTGACGTGCGTTCCTAGCAATGGATGCTCTGTTATCCAGGTAAATTGTATCCCCGGAACCTTTATTTATTTCAGGTACCGCCATGCCTTGTACGAAGTTGACGCCAAGGTTAATCAACTTAGTTCCTGTTGGATTTGTAGTGATACCAGAGAATCCAGTATCAATCGAACCCGTAAAACCAGAAGTTTGACCAGAGATTGCGTTGCTACTTGCTTCAAAAGCATAAGGTCTTCCGTTGGTTGAAATACCAACATAATCCTGATGATTCAATGTTGTGTTATTGAAGAATAAAGATCTGTCTTGGAAATACTTCAGAACTTTTGTTTCTTCATCATATGAAGCAACATACCCATATGCTTTTGCGTTATTAGCAAGAGTTTGTTCAATAACTTCTCCTACTTGAGGAACACCAGTAATGCCATTAGCACTTGTATTAAACTTGAATGATGAAAGACCACTGAAAGTATTATCAGAATAGATGTTATCAGTTCCAACAGCAGTTGGATTCTTTACAATACTAACTTGTGCGAAACTAGTATCAACTGGGAAATCTTTAGTAGAGTCGTCAAATCTGGCATAAACAAGAACTTTGTCGGTTCCCAATTCAGTATAAACATCATGTCCATGTCCCTTTGATGGGGGAATGATTGGAACCAAGTGTGCCGAAGTTCCAGTAGTGCTTGAGTTGAGTGAACCCAAATCTACCAGAGCATAACTATAATCTTTTCCGCCAGAAGTTACGACAGTATTGGTGATTTTGCCACCCTCAACGTCGATCCTGACTTTACCACCAGTACCATCTCCAATCAAATTGACTTCTTGATTAACACCGTTAGCATAGTTTGCTCCAGATGCCTGAATATAAACCGTTTTAATTTGATTTTCGTTAACAGAAGAGTCCGCTGCTTCTCTAACTGCTCTAATTTGAGCATCAGTTGTTGTTTCCCACTGATTGGGAACGGTTATATATTCGGTTGAATCAAACTTGATGATATCACTTGGACTGATAGTAAACAGATATTTCCAAATATATCCATCTCCACTGTCACCCGCTCTAGAAGGTTCTAAGTCGGTGAAAGTTGGTTGATCCTGAGATACATTACCTTTTACGTTAGTGCCACTAGAACCATTTTCAATACAAATATAAACTCTATAATCAGAGTTCATTACATAATAATTTGCATCATATAATCTAGCAGCGTTTGTAATCGGTGAAGGATTCAGAACACTGTAATCATCACGATACATTTCGTATCTAGAACCAGCAACCCAATCAATTCTTCTTACAAGTCTTCTGACATTAGAAGAAGTAATCTTTTTACCATAAAGAACCGTATCACCATAATGTTTATGGTAAGTAAGGTTATCGATGGGTGCGGGTGGATTAGTATTCCAAGTCGGATTTCTTCCATACCCAGTAATAATTGGGTTTGGAAGACCTACCGTAATATAATATGAGTTAGAAGATGATTCTACTGACTCAACAAAATTACTGGCATTCAGAATTCTAAATTGATCAGTAACAAGTGCGGACATTGTTATCTTTTTTTATATATTTATAGGGGATCACCCACCATAGAATGGGAGAATGTTATCAATATAGAGATCAGTGATAGCATTCTGTTGCGCTCTTGGTTTTCTAGAGAGAACCGCGCCTGTATTAAATTCACCAAAGTCACCTCTTCTCTGGATAGTTGGGTGAGTGGTTAATCCAGAGTTATATGTAAGTCCAGTAACGCCAATTGCGATTGGATTGACTCTTTCTTGGAAGTTGTAAATTCTACCCCAAGAAATTCTACCCAAAGATACTGTAGATCCTGCATTAGTCTGATCAAAACTACCAGTTGATGTAATTCCCGAGAGAACGCTAGTGCTCTGAACATTACAGATAACTTCTCCGTTAGCAGCGAGACTTGTAGCACTGTCAACAATGTAGATATTATCGAGGAATGTTGTTCCAATCGAAACAATGTCACCATCAGCACTGTATACTGAAGTTACACCATTACCGACCTTAGTATCTGAAATTACGATTGGGTATCCAGCAACCAAAGTTCCTGTAGCATTACCATTCTGAAGTTTGCCCAGAGTGGTGTAATCCTTCAGGGAGTTGTACATAAATTTAATTGCTGTTTCACCATTGGAACCTGTAGCAGGAGCAATTCCTGTAATAATTCCAGTAAATCCTTGGACATTAGCAATATTGAAGATTGACTGTGTAGTAGCAGCAGGAACTTCAATGATTGTATTTGGTGGATTTGTTGAGGTATATCCAAATCCAGCATTTGTCAGTGATACGGAAGTAATTGTTCCAGCAGCAGAGACAGTTGCTGTTGCTGTAGCAGTTGTTCCAACACCAACACCAACTGACTTAGGAGCAGCAAATGCGATTGGTAAAGTTGATCCAGTGTATCCAAAACCAGGATTGGTAATTGAAAGGGTATCAATAGAACCAGATGTATTAACAGTAGCAGTGAATGCTGCGGCAACAGGTTCATCGGCAGTTACGATAAACGCATCACATCTAAATGTAGTTTGCTTATAATCATATTGAATTTCATCATAATCAAAGAATTGTGCGTTATCAACAAAGATTTCAGTAGAATCTGTATTGACATCTCCAATAATCTTAGCAGTTGGGAAGATTAATGGTTCAATAATATTTCTGGTCTTGTAGACAACATCACCATTAATGAACTTATCTTTCTTCTGCTTGATCCAATCAAATGGTTTGAAGGTAGAAGAGTTGATACCTGGACCAGTATACGTTGGAGTTTCCATCGTGTCTGAACCAAGAAGTTCAGTCAGAGTTCTGTTAGTCAGTTGATCTACAGTGCTCTGGAACAATGGATGCTTCTTGATGAATACATCATCACCGACTTTCAGAGTTTCGGTAACGGTAGTAATACCAACATCAACACCATCTTTACCAACGTAGAAGAAGACATCTACTTTATCATTTACTTTAGGTGCGGTTGTGAATGTGAATGAAGTACCACCTGTAAAGTTATAAGCATAACCAGGTGTTTGAAGAACACCGTTGATGAAAATAACCAAAACAGCATCAAGGTCAATTGCGCTTGACAGATCACTTGCTGGGTCAAGTTCAAAACTTAACAAGTCATTCTCATAGTAGAGTGGGAATCTTGTTCTAATTCCATCCTGATAACCAGCAATGCTATCAATATAATCGAGTTCACCAAACGACCAGGAAGCAAAGAAGTCATTGAATACTTCAGTAACTTCTAACTGGAAGTCAGCAACTGGCTCTGTGAGATGAGCAGCAGTAACAAGACCAGATACTGTCAGAACATCACCAATCTGGAACGCATAACCATTTCTAGCAACTTTGAATGTGTCAATATTGAACATAGTTGCTCCAGTACCAGCAATATGCTCAGTACCAGCAGCACCAACAGTGAGATTCAGAAGGAGATTTTCACCAGTTACTGTAGTTGAACCAATACCAAGTCTGGAAACACCAGTGACTTCCATGTTCTCATAATTTGGTTCTGGAATTATAAGTCTTGGGTTGATATAATCTTGACCAGCAGCATCGATGCTGAACGAAAGACTACCACCAACACCAACTTGTGCAGATACCTGAGCACCATATCCACCTCCACCACCTTTACCAACATTGACGGTAATTGAATTAGAAGTTACCGCAGTGATAGAAGTGTTGATTCCAGATACAGGATCTGTAGAACGTGGATACGACTGTTCAGTGAAGAACTGGTCATCAGAACATCTAAAGAACAGACTGTTATTTGTGAATCCGACAGTATCTGATGTAGTCAGTGTATGTGAACCAACAGTTAGAACCATTACTCCACTATGTGGGGTGTACTGTGCTGCTGTTGGAGTAAGAGCAACTGCTGCGGTAACAGTGATTGTTCCAACCATATCAGGATGGCTAGTACACTGATAAACGTAAGTTCCAGCAGTATTTGGTGTCCAGGAAACTGTACCACTTGTTGCGCCATTGTTTGTAGCAGCAGGTGAACTTACTGCAGAACCACCATTGCTATCTCTAATTTCAAATGGGTGACCACCACCATAATTCAGATTGAAGTTGAGAGTATCACCAACTGCAACTTCGATTGTAATATCGTTTCCAGAAACATCCCCAGTTCTATCATTACCAGACAGTGTGTAATATTGATTGTTGGAATCTACACCAGTTACATTAATTTCAATATCTCTTTGAGTGCTGACACTATCAGCAAGTGATCTTGAGAATCTATGTTCAAACTCAAGATCGGTGACGCCAATAGAAACAGGACCTCTGTAACCAGAACCGTGGTTGAGAGAGAAATGCTTATAAATCTCACCACCACCTTGATAAATGTGTGGGATTGAACTTGGTCCAACCAGAACATTCAATCTATTAGCATCAATTACATTATAGACATCAAGTGAACGCTCATGATCTGGGAAGATTGTTGTTGTAACTCCAACATATCCCCCACCACCAATTGTCTTAACTGAGTCTGTAGTAGCAGAAACAAATGTATGGGCATATTGGTCACTAGGTGCTGATGCTCCAACATTAACTCTAAAAGTATTTGTAGTTACATTACTTACTGTTAGATATTGACCTGAAGCAGGATCAGTAGGACGAGGATATGAATGATTTGTTGCATTACCATCTTTATCGCAAGTGAACGTTATTGAATTATCGTCAATAACGACGGCATCAGTATTTACAAGTCCATGATTGGGGATTGTTAATATCAATACACCAGTCGATTATATGTTGCATTTGTTGGAGTTCCAACTGGAGTTTTGGGGCACTTAAATTCAAGATCATTAAGTTTGACACTATCACCACCACCAAGATAATGTGGTTCGGTGGTTTCAACCTCAAGAATACCTGAGAAATTATTGTATCTTGCTGTGCTAATCGATTTAGCACCAATCCAAGTATTAATACCAACAATTTCAGTCAGACCACCGTTAGTATCTTTCTTAACCAGTGTTTGAGCACCGACAAGAGGAGCATAACCCAATCCAGGTGTTGAACCCAGAGATACAATCAGACCACCCCTTGGAATCTGATTTTGGTTGATATCTGTATCTGATGAGATAGGAACACCATCAATAGATTCAATACCAGTAAATACGAAACTAGAAATACCAACGTTGGTATCGCGTTCAATAATATAGTTCTGACCAGTATTATTTTGTGTTGTTGGTGTCTGGAATACTCCGTTGATGAACAGAATTCCATTTCCAGGTTGAACACCACTAGTGTTGATACCCTCAACAGTCGCGGTATAAGTCTTAGCAATACCAGTAAACTGGTCCGAAATGTCATCGAACAGCATATTGGTATCATAATCAGATCTCAAGAATGTTCTTCCAGAGAATTCTGCTTTTACATATGGAAGATTGGATTCATTTCTTCTTGCTCTGGTGTTACCTTTTGGTGGATCAATGAAGTGAATCTCATTTTTAACGATATTGAAAGCACCTCTGTAAACTCTTACTGTAGCGCCGTCAGTATGAGTTGTGGCAGAACTTCCAACAACTGCTCTCTTAACAGCAACTGTTGGGTGAGTTGCGATACCACCAGCAGCAATAATACCGTTGATTGGTCCGAGAAGTTGACCATTAGTATTTGTACTAAGTCCAACCTCAATAACCTTCATATACTCATCATCAATTCTAATGATATCTCTTGGTTGAATGGATGAAATACCACTGATATTAAATGTAGAGATTCCTGCGGTAATACCACCATTATTGAATCTCAGATTATGAGTAATTGGTGTAAATGCGATTGGTTGCTGAACAATACCATCAAGACCAATAATAGTCTTCGAAAGTTTCTTAGTAAACTCAAGTTCGTGAGCATTACCAACACCAGCATCAGTAAAGGTTACAAAGATACCTGCTTGAGCATATTCTTTTCTGGTAGCGAGTTTGAAACTATCTGGGGTAATTGCGATTGGATAAACTCTGCTTGGGAGTCTATCGGTAACAACACCAAGATAATCTGCAGTCTGACCAATACCAACAGCAGACTTACCAACACCAACAAAACTTGATTCTGGGGTATAGATGAGTTCTTCTCCAGTATTGAAGAAGTGGTTACGATAGGTAAACAATCCTGTAGCATAATCCAACTTAGTTGTATCAGAAGGATCGAAGGTCTTCATATAGATTGGATCACCTTCATATGTCAACTTAAAGTTGGTTCTATTTGCTCTCAGACCATTCAAACCATCATATGCTGTTAAGAAAATATTCTGAGTTGTAGGACCAAACTTCAGTGGTTGTGACTGATTATCGAAGTCCATTTCTCTATAGAAGACTTCGTTATATGCTTGAGTATCAACATCATATCCAGCATCTGGATGGAAGTTAAGATAGAAGTTACCACCATCAATCTCTCCACTGAAAGTACCAAGACCAGTTACGTTATTGACTGGAGCAAATGGTCCAGGAACAACTACAACATCATTTTCTTCATTGTTCGCCATGATGACGACCTGATGAATCGCAGAAGAAGAACCAGCAGAAACACGAACGATAGAGTTAGAAGAAGAAACTCTACTGAGGTCAAATGTACCGATACGAACAGTTGAAACTCCACTATTAACTGTGGATTCATATCTGGCACTCTTTTCTGTACCCTGTGGTTGATTGTTCAGAAGATATCTGTATGTACCGATTCCAGCAGTGGAAGCAGCAAAACCAACAACAGTAGATCTTACATCATAAGATACCAGAGAAGATACGCCAACGTTTCTTGCCTTCAGTCTGACAATATTGTTAGATGAATCATATTCAGTCTCTAAGACTCCACTTTGAGTCGCACTATAAGATTGAGTTGTAGCGTCATAGTAATACTCACTCAGATAAGTGTTACTACCATCAAAGTCTACAAATGCTTCGATGTAGTTTGTTTCATTATTAAATCTGTTACCTATTTCAACACTAGCAAATGCTCCATTGAAGTTAGTCGCGGCATAAGAAACAAGTGTCTTAACGCTACTGATTCCAGAAGCGGTTCTCCATGGATCATTAGGAGAACCAATGCTTGTAATACCAGAAACAAAGGAACCGCTGAGAGTTACAGAACCAAATGCTGAGGTTCCAATACCAACATCACCTGATGGTAACTGTTGGTAGAGATACGACTTTCTCAGAATCTTAATGTCATGGTCAGTTTCATATGGATCTGTTGGGGTGAAGAACAAACTTCTTGTTCCAATATCATCAACATCGGCACTAAAAGTTCCAAGTCTATGGTTGGAGTGTGCCGAATATTTTTCAAAGAGGAAAGTGTCTTCATCAGTTGTTTGAAGAACAAGTTCAGAAAGTTGAATATGACCATCATCAGGGTCAACAATTTGAATTGTGTATCTTACAACGTTATCTTGGGCATCTACTTCTTCCAGTTCAGTAAAGGTATCCTGGAATCCTCTGGAAGAGAACTTATCGCTAATATCATCATGAATCAGAACTCTATTAGTTCTACACTCAGTGAAACTGGTAAGTTTTCTATTTTGAATTTGTAACTTATTAGACTTCAGGAAGTTTCCAAGTCCAACATTACTTTGTTCTACATCAACATCAACAGTGTTGTCAAAGTTGTTGATGATATCAACTCTTCTCTCATTTACAACATCAAGAACAACAATAGAGGTTGTTGTTCCACCAAGACCTGCTCTGGCAGAACCTGTAGACGTAACTCCAACATCAGCAAAGTTCTTAAGACCTGCTGGGTGAACGATACTATTGAGTGGTGATGAGAACTCTTTCCAAGTTATTGGACTCTTAACAGAATATGAGAGGTTCTGATAATAATCATTATTTGGAGTAACTTGATAATCTTCACTTATCTTACCAATATCATTTCTCCATCCAATATCACTGTTAGATGAATAATCTACATTCAGTTTTGCTCTCTTTCTATCAATGCCAGTTACATCAGCAATGGTTCCAGTAACCATTCCTCTAATCTTCGCACCCTTCTGAAGATTATAGTTACCGCGAATCTTAATATAGTCATCTCTAACCAAAGAGACTTTTAAGTCTGTCCTGATAAATCCAGTTCCATTATCAACATAAAGTTGCTCATTGATTTCAAATGGTGATCTATTCTGAATAATATTGATAACTGGATAATTCTTTTTATTAATAATCTGAGCAAAACCAGACTGATTAATTTTAGCAATTCCAGGATTAGTTGTAAGACCAACACCGTCTTCACCTACAAGTTGGAAGGTGAGAGTTGCTGGACTTGCGTTGTTATAGTCAACTACTTGGAAGAACTTATAGTCATAGTTTTCAGAGTTATATCCTGTTCCTGTAGAAGCAAGAGATACCCCTTCAACAAATACTTCATCTCCTGGAGCAAATAGTGCTGTTGTAAATCCAAGGAATGGTGTAGTGAGAGTACAAGTTGCGATGCCTTGACTACCAGTCTGCATAGAACTGATACCAACACCATTTGAGTTATTAATTGCGATCAGTCTATGTGGTTCGGACTGAAGACCAAACAATGGTCCAAGTTGCTCAACTTCAGCAATAGCACCATTTGGTGCCTTAGCAACAAATGTTGTTGTATCAATTACTTTTTTCGTTGTATCATTGAAAAGAATCAGACCAGGATCGCTAAGATATCTTGAACCACCAGATTCGATATCAATAGCATTAATAGTATCCAGGTTATCGATTTCTACGATTGGTGGAACATCCGCCTCTGGTCTCAGAGTCTTATCAGAGTGATAATCATATCCGATATCTTTAAATCGTACCTTCTTGATTCTACCAATCGATGTAGATGCTGCTGAAATGTTGGCGTTATATCCGTCAGTGGAAGTAACATCTTTGAACTTAGGAAGTTTATCGAAATTGAATCCCTTAGAAAGAGTAACAATTTTGCCGATACTACCATTAATAGCATTGGTAGATTTGGTTGTATATGATAAGGTAGCATCATCTTCTGTATAATTTAAAATTTCAGGAAGAGCAGATGGTGAGAATGTAAATGTAGTAGATCCTATACCAAAGACATCATATGTTCCATTATATGGACTATCAATGTATTTCAGTTCGGAGAATCCAAGAACTTCCTTATCTGCGGTACTGATGTATCCACCCTTCTCCAATCCATAGAAAAGTTTGGTTGGAATATTTTCTGAGTGATTAAGAGTCAAGGATGCAGTTGTACCAGCACCCACAGTTCCAACACCAACTACATTAAATGTTCTACTATCATATGAAGAGATATATTCATTAGTAAATTGATTGTCTGTATAGATCTTTAACTGATATCCACTTAATGATGTATCCGATAAGTCAAACTTGAGATTGTTATTTCTAACAATGTTGATTGGTGGGTTGATTAAAGAGAATGTATGATTAGTATCTCCAGTTCCGACAATGTTAACTTCTTTTTCTGTCAGTGGATTACTTTCATAACGAGTCTCAGCAAGACGGAATCTATCACTATCATCTCCAATGACAAAATAAGATCCTGTATGAAGACCAGATGCTACCTCAATACTTTCGTAGTAAACCTTATCTCCAGTCTTGAAACCATGATTAGAAATTGTAATCTGGTTAGTAGAGGTATTGATATTAGATGAGGTGATTCCGATTGGGTTGATAAGAATCTTTTTCTCACCTTCGTTGAACTTAACTCTAACTGCTGTGGAAGTTCCAATACCAACAGTAGAAGTTGGGAGAACATTAAACTTGATAGTATCTCCTCGTTCAAGACCATGAGTAGTTCCACAAGAAACTACGGTCTTAATTTTACTTACATCGGCAGTAATTTTGGATTTATTGGTGGTGAGTTTATACTCAGAGTTATCAGAACCAGTACTAAAGAAGTATAAACCATTTCCAGCAGTGGTCAAACCAACCTGAGTTGCCAGACCAATATAATCAGTACCCTTATTGATAACATATAAGGTTGATGTTAAAGACGTGTTGTCAGGAATAGTGAAGGTATTTGCTTGTGCTGCGTTATTGGCGGCAGTAATAGAAGCAGTACCTGGTTTATTTGACATGGTGAATGTTACTTCATCACCTGTCTTGAATGGATGGTTTGGAAGATAGATTGAGCGATTTGGTACCGAAATGGTCTCTTCTACATTACCAATCGTAAATGTCTTGAGTGTTGATGTAGTTCCAACACCAACAGAATCAGCGGCATTGAAGAAAGCAAGTTTATCTAAATTAGACTTAAACTCTTTAGTTTTGATTGGTAATGTGATTCTACTACCATTGAGTCTTAGATCACTACCAAAACTATGAGCAACACCAGCAGTTCCATATCTCTTAACGCGAAGAACGCCATTGTTATAATTGTTTAAAACAGTCAAGAGTTCTACGCCATCGGAAGAACTAACAGTAATTGTGCTTCCTGCTCCAACGGTGCGGAGATTAGTCGAAGTGAAAATATCCTCAAAAGTGCCATGAGGTGAAGAGTTGTAGGCAGTCATAGTTCCTGCCAAAGAAACCTTCTCAGTACTGAAACCAATTTTATGTGTACCGTTAAGACCAACAACTGATGTTGAAAGACCTGTTACAAGAACAGTATCATTATTTTCAAGATTCCATCCACCAACAGTGTAAACAGAAACTTGCCTGTCATTATCCCAAATTAAGGTAGCATTCTCAACAGTCTCAAGTGTAGTATCAATAGCAGTGACTGCTACACCAACAATTTCAGAAACTTCACCTCTAATGCCTACACCACCAGTACCTTCAATATCGAAGTTAACTTTATCACCAATTCTATATCCAGTTCCACCATCAATGACTTTGATTTCATCAATCTCACCCTGGGTAACAGACTCTACAACACTAATCTGTTCAAAGGATTCATATCCTTCGTTGAAGAAGTCATAGTCTGCTTCTTCTTTAGAAACATTATATGGGAAAGTATTTCTAACAAGATTTGAATTATTGAAGTCAAATGAATGATCTAAAGTAAAGTTTTCCTCAATTACTTCAGACTTATAAGATTCTCCAATGAAGTATGGGTAAAGTGGTTCTAAATCATTTGAAGTTTGACTGGTAGTAACACCTACAAAGTAAGCATAGATTCCATTAGGAAACTCTGGAGTCTTACAGAAACGACCATTATGACGGTCAAGATCTCCAACACCAGTATATTGATAATCATCAGTAAAGAATCCTGATGTAAATGCTGGTCTATCTTCTACCGAAGACGTTTTAAGTTCATAACCAGGTTTGATGAGTCTTACACCAGACTGAATATTATCTACTTCACCATATCCAAATGGACCATAGATTGGGTTACCATCATATGCCCATCCAACGATTGGTGAGTGGTTTCCATCAAATGGTTCAAAGTTTTGTCCAAGATCTGTTGAATATCCAAATATTCCATGAACCAGAGAATTTTCTTTATTGTTCTTGTAAAGATTGGAGAAAATTTTGGTACTCTTACTTCTAGAGTGGTCAGCAAATCTTTCAGCATCATTTACATGAAGACCTCTTACTCTAGTGTCAAACTTAGCACCAAATCCTCTAGATCTTACATAGATTGAAGTAGCATTGCTACTATATCCAATACCACCATTAATAATTACAACATCGGTGATACGGTTATTAACAATAACAGGTTTCAGGATAGCACCAGTTCCAGGTGTTGCTGATCTATCTTCAACAACCAAATCTGGCATTGAGATGTATCCATCACCTTTGTTGAGTACTTGAATGGCAACAATTTCCCCATTATCGATAATAGGTGCCAGTTGCGCGTTCTTGCCCTCAGAGACGCTGATAAGTGGTTTCTTATGGAGATTAAGGACAGTTGATCCATAACCCGTTCCAGACTCATACAGATATGCGTCAGCAATGATACCAGTTACTAATGGTGTGAATGTAAATGTTCCACCAGTAGTTCCAGCATATGAGACATTGGCATTGATAGTAATTGGTGGATATTGGAATACATGATATCCACTACCAACACTTGTGAGATCTACATGCTTCTTTCTAGTCAGTTCAGTAGTTAAAGAACCATCCGAACCAAGATCAATCAGTTTGAAACTATCATCACTAATTTTATCAACATAATATCTGTTATTGACAGTAAGACCACCAACAGAAGTTTCAGTTGCCGTGTAGATTACAGTCTCACCTGTCTCAAATCCATGAGACTTATATTCAATGGTGTTATATTCTACTGATACATGACCTGGTTTTGCCCTCAGTTTTCTATGAGTATATCCAAAACCACCATCAAGAACTTTGATTTCTCTAAGATTTCCTTTTGAGAGAGTTCTAAACTTATGAATACCTGTCGCATCTGATGGTACAGATAATCCAAGAGTATTGATTCCAGCATTTCCATTCAGTGCATCACCTTCATTGATATGAAGTTTGATGGTAGTTGTATTGACAACCTTAACAACATACTCATCGCCACTAATCAGTTTATTTCCAGTGTCAGTATTATTAGGATCATAAGCAACACCAAGAGCAATTGGTTTATTGCCATTCTGGTTGTAAATGATACGTTGACCATCTACAAGACCATGATTCTGCCTAAAGGTAATAGTTTCGTTAGTGATATCAACACCACCACCAAGAGTTAGTGGTCTGCTATCAAATTCAATTTCACGGAATCTGATACCAACAATAGGCTCAAGTACACAACCCTCACCATTACCACCAGTAAGAGTGACTGATTCTACGTCATCAATATCAAACTCTTGTGGATCTACAAAGACTTTCTTAACAGAACCAGTAACTATTGGTTCAATATAAGCGGTATTGCCAACACCAGCAGAAATTGTAATATTTGGCGGATTGATTACATCATAATCCCTACCACCATTCAGAACTTCAAACTTTTCAATAGGACCATAGTATATCTTATCAGCACTATCAGGACTACTGATCTCAACACCATCAAC